ATGGTAGAGGGCTACCAGGAACGCGCCAGAACATTGCATGAACTTTGCGAGCAGCGGGGAGAAACACAGCACACCATAGAGCTGGAGTGCGTGTACTGCTTGGCGCCATTAACACGCATAGAGGTATATGACTTTGCCAGGTGGGATTTGCGCGTGGTGTACAGGCGGGGAAATGCATACGGGGTGTGCAGACTGTGTTTAAGATTTTACTCCAAGGTACGCAAGTACAGACGGTATAATTACTCAATATACGGGTCTACCCTAGAACGTAGCCTAAAAAAACAACTAGGTGACATAGTAATAAGGTGTTATTGTTGTCAGAAGCCCCTGGGTCCAGTGGAAAAGCAAAGGCACGTGGACAGAGGACAGAGGTTCCACAATATAGCGGATGTTTGGACCGGCCGGTGCCTGGAGTGCTGGAGACCATCAGAAGCAGAATTAAACCCAGACATAGACGAAGACGCAGGCACAGAGGTGTAAACACTTAGCAACCATGATTGGACCCCATCCTACTCTTGCGGACATAGTCCTAGAGTTGGAACCTGAACCGGTCGATCTTAGGTGCTATGAGCAATTGGACAGCTCAGATGATGAGGATGAAATAGACCATCATCAGCAGCAAGCCAGACCTGTCCATCAGGAGGACGGGGAATGTTTCAGAATATTAAGTGACTGTCACATCTGTCAGAACACAGTATCGCTGGTTGTGTACTCTACCCACGACGACCTGCATGTGTTAGAAGACCTGCTGATGGGCAATTTGGAGATAGTGTGTCCTAACTGTGCCATCTGAAGGTACACTGCAATGGACCCCACAGGTACCCACGGGGACGGGACACGCTGCACAGGGTGGTTTGAGGTTGAGGCAGTGGTGGAGAGACACACAGGGGATGCGGTGTCGGAGGATGAGGATGAAGATGTAGAAGACACAGGGGTAGATTTGGTGGATTTTATTGATGACACATGTGAATTTGTGCAGGCAGGAGACGAGGCACCTAGGGCGTTGTTCCACGCACAGGAAACACAGGCGCATGCAAACGCTGTGCAGGTTTTAAAACGAAAGTTTACATGCAGCCCAACGGTCAGTCTGTCGGGAAACGTGGAGTGCAGCATAGAAGGGGGATTGAGCCCCCGATTAAATGCTATACAGATAAACGGGGGAGGCGGCAAAGCAAAGCGGAGACTGTTTTTACCAGACAGTGGATATGGCCATTCTGAAGTGGAAACGCAGCTGTCGCAGGTAGCGGGGTCGAAGGGCAACAGCAGCCAGGTGCCGGGGGGAAAGGAAAATGTGCAGCCGGAAGAGGGTGGTGGGGGGTATGACGTGAGGCAGTTGCTACGTAGCAGCAACCTAAGAGCTACACTGCTGGGAAAATTTAAAGATGTGTATGGCATAGGGTTTCATGAGCTGGTAAGGTGCTTTAAAAGCGATAAAACTGTATGCACCGACTGGGTGGTGGGCGCCGCAGGGGTACACCATAGCGTAGCAGAGGGGCTAAAGCACCTTATTGAGCCACATTGCACATATGCACATATGCAATGTTTAACCTGCAATTGGGGTGTGTATCTGCTGCTGCTAATTAGATTTAAATGTGGGAAGAATAGGTTAACCGTTGCCAAGTGTATGAGCACGTTGCTAAATGTGCAAGAACCATACTTATTGATTGAACCACCAAAGTTGCGTAGCACAGCAGCAGCCCTATATTGGTACAGAACAGGTATATCCAATGTAAGTGAGGTAATAGGGGAACCACCTGAGTGGATTGTAAGACAAACCATGTTTCAACATAGCCTAGAGGATAGTATTTTTGATTTGTCCCAAATGGTGCAGTGGGCATATGACCACGACCTGGTGGACGACAGTGCCATAGCCTACCAGTATGCACAACTGGCCGATGTAGACAGCAACGCGGCAGCATTCCTAAAAAGCAATGCACAGGCCAAATATGTAAAAGACTGTGCTACAATGTGCAGGCATTATAAGAGGGCAGAAAGACAGGCAATGACAATGTCACAGTGGATAAGGGCCAGATGTGACAAAACAAACGACGGGGGAGACTGGAGGCCCATAGTGCAATTTTTACGGTACCAAAATGTGGAGTTTATAACATTTCTAGCTGCATTCAAACACTTTTTAAAGGGCATTCCAAAAAAAAACTGCATAGTGTTATATGGCCCACCTAATACGGGCAAATCACATTTCGGAATGAGTTTAATGCACTTTTTACAAGGGTCCATCATTTCATACGTAAATTCCAACAGCCATTTTTGGCTGCAACCCCTAGCGGATGCCAAGGTGGCCATGTTAGATGATGCCACGCCACAATGCTGGTCCTACATAGATAATTTTATGAGGAATGCATTGGATGGCAATCCCATAAGTATAGATAGGAAACACAAAAACCTAATACAAATGAAGTGCCCCCCGTTACTAATTACCTCAAACACAAATGCAGGAGAGGATGACAGGTGGCGGTACCTGCACAGTAGACTAGTGGTGTTTAAATTTGAGCAACCGTTTCCCTTTGATCAGAATGGAAATCCAGTTTATGAGCTAAATGATGAAAACTGGAAATCCTTTTTCTCAAGGACATGGTCCAGATTAGACTTACAAGAGGACGAGGACACTGAACACGATGGAAGCACTTTCAGAGCGTTTAAGTGCGTACCAGGACAGAATACTAACATTGTATGAAGAAGAGAGCAAGCTGTTGAGTGACCAAATTGAACACTGGAAATGTGTTAGAGGCGAATGTGCAGTGTTGTATAAGGCACGAGAACTAGGCCATAGCCACATTAATAACCAGCAAGTGCCAGCACTGCACGTGTCGCGGGGAAAGGCCCACAAAGCCATTGAATTGCAAATGGCCCTAGAAAGTTTACTGAAGTCGGATTTTCACTCTGAGGAGTGGACTCTGCAAGATGCAAGCCTGGAACGGTGGCACACGGAGCCCCAGGGGTGCTTTAAAAAACAGGGGGCAACTGTCACAGTACTATATGACTGTGACAAGGACAATACAATGGACTACATACTATGGGGGGCAATATACGTGTGGGGGGAGGATGGATGGGATAAGGTGTGTGGTAAGGTGGACTATTGGGGGCTATACTATGTGTTACATGGCCTGAAAGTGTACTATAAGGAGTTTGAGCATGATGCACAGAAATACTCTAACACAAACACATGGGAGGTGCACTTTGGAAGGACTGTAATACCATATTCCGACTCTATGTCTAGCACTGCCCTCTGCGAGAGACTACCCATTGCTGAAATTGCTAACGGACTGCAGCAGACCTCCATCCCCACCCCCACCCACACCAGCTCCAAGGAAAACGCGTGGGCAAGCACCACCCCGCCGCCCAAACGAGGGAGACGAGGAGACCCCGGAGGGGACCCCGTGCGGGCCTTGGACGCTAACAGCAGAACACTGCTCTCTCAACCTGCGCGTGACCACCCCACAGGGAACACAGGTTACAGTGACTGTACGCCTGTAGTGCACCTCAAAGGTGATTCAAACTGTTTAAAGTGTTTACGGTTTAGGTTCGGAAAACATAAGCACCTGTATTGTAACGTGTCGACCACCTGGAGGTGGGCGAACCACGCAGATGAAAAAGCAATTGTAACTGTAACATTTAAGGATGAGCAACAGAGACAGCAATTCTTAAGTGTTGTAAAAATACCCAACAGTGTACATATATGTAAAGGGTTAATGACTGTATAGTGGTGCATTGGCGCCACATGCTGTATAGCCTGTAACCGTTGTATTGTGTATGTGTGCATTGGCACCCGTGTATACAAACCACCACTGTAAATAGCAAACACTCCAGTATCCAAGTACTGTACCAGCCAATACTGCTGCTAGGCCTGTAAAACCGCAACCATTCTGCTGTTTGTAGTTGTGTTTTTGCTGCTGTTCTTGCTTGGCCTTGTTGCGTGTGTTCGTGTGTCCGCTTTGCTGTTGTGTCTGCACATATATGCTCACGTGTTGCTGCTAATGCTATTGTTCTGGGTGACCATAACAAGCCCAGCAGCTGCATTTGCCTTGTGTGTAGGCTGCTTTTTGTGCCCATTGTTTTTTATACACTTGCACGCGTTAAGTGTAGTTTACAGCAGAATGGAGTAAATACTGTACATTGTGTACAAAGTAACAGTATGTTATCAGTTGTATTTTTGTTTTTGCTGTTCTGTTTTATACTGTTTTGGCATTTTTTACTTGTGCTACGTTTTAAGCGTCCACCAGGGCGCGCACGTAAATGTAAACATAAGCAGCTGAGACGTCGCAGGAAATAAACGTCATGAAGCACGCAAAACTGTCCCGTCGTAGGCGCTCCACCCCACACACGCGCGGGGGGCGACAAAAGCGGGCATCGGCCACGCAGCTATATCAAACATGCAAGGCTGCAGGCACGTGCCCCCCTGACGTCATACCAAAGGTGGAGGGCACCACCATTGCAGATCAAATACTGAAGTATGGCAGTATGGGGGTGTATTTTGGAGGCCTTGGCATTGGTACTGGCGCGGGGTCGGGGGGGCGTGCGGGCTACGTTCCCTTGGGCACACGTCCAGCTGTGGAACCCGCGCCCCTGCCGCGGCCGCCCATTACCATTGAACCCGTGGGTCCCGCCGACCCGTCCATTGTAACCTTGGTGGAAGAAACCACCTTTATTGAATCCGGGGCCCCTGCTCCTACATTGCCCACTCACGGGGGCTTTGACCTAACCACCTCCGAGGGCAGCACCCCCGCTATTTTGGATGTGTCGGCCTCTGGCTCCAATGTGCACATTAGTGTAAACACGTTCACCAATCCTACGTTTACAGAGCCTTCCGTGCTGCGGCCCCCCCCTCCGGTGGAGGCCTCTGGCCGGTTGGTGGTCTCCTCGTCCACCGTAAGCACGCATAGCTATGAGGACATACCCATGGACACCTTTGTGGTAACAGGCGGGTACCGCTATAATGCCACCAGCACACCCATACCTGGCGTGCGACCCCCTGCACGTGTGGGGCTATATGGACGTGCTACCCAACAAGTACGTGTAGTGGATCCTAGATTTTTAACCACTCCTGCACGGTTGGTGACTTATGACAATCCTGCTTATGAGGGTGTGGGTGACTCTAGCTTGCAGTTTACCCACCCTAGCATTCATGAGGCACCCGATCCGGATTTCCTTGACATTGTGGCATTGCACAGACCCGCCTTGACCTCACGTAAGGGCACCATACGCTTTAGCAGGCTGGGTCAACGTGCCACACTGCGAACCCGCAGCGGCAAGCAAATTGGGGCCCGGGTGCACTTTTACCAAGATCTTAGCTCCATTGCCCCTGTGGAGGACATTCAGCTGCAGCCACTGCAACCGTTGCACTCGCAGAACGACCTGTATGACATATATGCAGACGTGGACGAGCCTGGCGGGGCTTCCCCAGGTGCCAGCACTCCCCGGGGGTCGTTTACCTCGTCCCTTAGTGGCCACACCAGCCTGCCCGGCAATGCAACCGTGCCACTGAGTGCTGGAATAGACATGGTTGTGCAGCCTGGACCTGATGTGGCCTGGGACATTACTCCTGCGGAGACCCCCCTGCACCCCATAACGCCCCTGCGGCCCACTGCACGCATTATAGTGTATGGGGGAGATTTTTACTTGCACCCCAGCTATTTTGGCATACGCAAACGACGTAAACGTGTACACCATTCCTTTGCAGATGTCTTTGTGGCGGCCTAGCGAATCCAAGGTATACCTACCACCGGCCCCTGTGTCCAAGGTGGTCAGCACGGATGAGTATGTCAGTCGCACAAGCATTTACTACCACGCTGCTAGCTCCAGGCTCCTGGCTGTTGGACATCCATACTATGCTGTAAAAAAGGGCAACAACAAAGTGTCTGTGCCCAAGGTGTCTGGGTTGCAATATCGTGTGTTTCGTGTGCGGTTACCTGACCCTAACAAGTTTGGCCTTCCAGATGCAAGCTTGTATGACCCAGCTTCGCAGCGTCTGGTGTGGGCTTGTGTTGGGTTGGAAGTGGGTCGCGGACAGCCCTTAGGCGTGGGTACCAGTGGTCATCCCCTGCTAAACAAACTGGATGACACAGAAAATGGCCCCTCGCCTCCCGCGGGCCAGGGTGTTGATAATAGGGAGTGTGTGTCTATGGACTACAAGCAAACACAGCTGTGCATGCTGGGTTGCAAGCCCCCTCAGGGCGAGCATTGGGGTAAGGGCAACCCGTGCCAGTCTGGTGCTGCAGGCGATTGCCCTCCGTTGGAGCTGGTGAACTCTGTAATACAGGATGGGGATATGGTGGATACTGGATATGGGGCCATGGACTTTGGCTCTTTGCAGGTTAACAAATCAGATGTACCTCTAGATATATGCACTAGCGTATGTAAGTACCCTGACTATTTGAAAATGGCCTCGGAACCATATGGTGACAGTTTGTTTTTCTACTTACGTCGCGAGCAAATGTTTGTTAGGCACCTATTTAACAGGGCGGGTACCATGGGCGATGCAATTCCAGAGGAGCTTTATATTAAGGGTTCTGGTGGCACTGCAAAGCTTGCCAGCCATGTGTTTTACCCCACACCCAGTGGCTCTATGGTAACCTCAGAGGCCCAACTGTTTAACAAGCCATACTGGTTACAAAGGGCCCAGGGCCACAACAATGGCATTTGCTGGGGTAACCAGGTATTTTTAACTGTAGTAGATACCACACGGAGCACCAATATGACACTCTGTGCTGCCACTACCACTGATGCAACCTATAAGAACGATAACTTTAAAGAGTACCTGCGCCACGTGGAAGAATATGACATACAATTTATATTTCAATTGTGTAAAATTACGTTAACAACTGATGTTATGGCCTATATTCACAGCATGGATGCGGGTATTTTGGAGGAATGGAACTTTGGTTTGCAGCCCCCGCCGTCTGGTAGTTTGCAGGACACCTATAGGTTTGTTACCTCTGCTGCCATAACATGTCAAAAGACCGCCCCACCTAAGGAAAAGGAGGGCCCCCTGGCTAAGTATACCTTTTGGGAGGTTGATCTTAGGGAAAAGTTTTCTGCAGATTTGGACCAGTTTCCCCTGGGTCGCAAGTTTTTGCTGCAGGCTGGTATGCGTGCTAAGCCCACTTTACGTGCCCCCAAACGCTCCGCGGCGTCCTCGGCCGCTGGCGCTAGTAAACGCAAGCGTGCCAAGCGGTAATGTTTCTTACTTGTGTTCCCTTGCTGTATATATGTATATATATGTGTGTGTGCTTGTATATTACAAATGTTGTGTTTGTATGTTTTCTGTGTGTATGTGCCCTGTTTGTATGCGTGTTTGTTGTGCTGTGCAATATCCTGTGACTACCTCATGTGTGTGCTGTTGTGCCGTGTGTTGCGTGTGTTGTGCTTGTGTTAATAAAGCTGCACCCTTGTGAGTAACATGTGTGATAGTTTCAACAGTAACACCTGCTTGCACGCCCAGGCGTTCTTGACCTCCCTGACTCCATCTTGTGTGGCTCCCTCCATTTTGCACTCTCCTGCATGCCTCCCCCCCCACACACACTGTACGTGACCGCTTTCGGTCGAGCTGGCACACGGTTTTGGGATGCTTTTAGCAAAAACTGTGGCTAGAACACTTAATCCTTTGGCTGTTTGCCTTTTCCTTTTGCGGTTGCCCTGGCACTGCTCTGTGACTCACTGTCTGCAAACAATTCCTTGCACAAACACTTTTTAAATTACCCTCTTTGTGCAAACTTGCTGTTGGCAGTACATTTTCAACTGTTACTCACACTAATTGCATAGTTGGCTAGCATTTCTGCTCTGTTTCGCCAACAACATGTCTTGTTTCCTGTGATTAATATTTTGAATGCTTTTGCAGGTGTGTGTGACCGGGATCGGTTTAACTTTCACAAGCACTTTTTCTAATAATACTTAACTATACTTTGGAGTATTAAAAAAGGGTGTAACCGAAAACGGTGCAACCGAAAACGGTGCATATAAAAAGCTTCTGAAACTTCAGCATTTTGCAGCG